GTGGCGGTGGAGCTGGTGCAGTTGGTCAAGATGCACCTGGACCAACAAACGCAGGAAATGGTGGAGCAGGATCTACAAGTAATATCACAGGTAGTTGTGTTACATACGCTGGAGGTGGAGGTGGTTCTGGAGAACCTGGACCTGCAGTAACAGATGGAACAGGAGGACCTGGAGGTGGAGGTAATGGAGCTTCACCTGGATGTGGTGCAAATGGAACTAATAACACTGGAGGTGGAGCTGGTTCAGGACTGTCTAATGGTGGAACAGGCGGCCCAGGAATCGTAGTCGTAAAAGAATTAAACAAAGCAAGTGGTGTGTGGTCAATGCAAAGTCAATTTCAAGCCAAGCAACAGGGAACATGGCCAAAAACATTTGCAATTTCAGGAGCAACTATTTTAGTTGTTGCGGGAGCAGGTGGAGGTGGTGCTGACGCTGGAGCAGGTGGTGGAGCTGGAGGTATGTTATTAGCGCAAAACGTAGATCTTGATATACAATCTGCACCTGTTGTAATTGGAGGTGGTGGTGCAGAAGGAACAACAGCACCAGGTAATCCTCCAGGTGGTGCCGCATCAAAAGGTAGTGATACAGTATTAACAATGCCAGCATTAGTAACATTTACAGCAAGTGGTGGTGGTGCAGGTGGACAACCTGGAAGAACTTCAGATAGACCAGGTGGTTCTGGTGGTGGGGGTTCAAGAGGAAGTGAATCTGGTGGTACAACTACTCAAGCGGATGCGTCTGGTTTTCCTGGTTCAGCTTTTGGTAATGCAGGTGGTAATGGTACAGGTGAAAGATCAGGTGGTGGTGGAGGAGCTGGAGGTGCTGGTTCAAATGCTCCTGGCTGTACATCAGGTGGTGACGGTGGAGCAGGAAAAGACGTAAGTCCTTTTTTCACTCAATCATTACCTAATTCAAGTGTATTTGCTGGAGGAGGTGGAGGTGGTATCGGTGGTTGTGGTGGAGCTGGTGGTGGTGGTAAAGGACACCCTAGTCCAGCACCAAATGAAAAAGGACAACCAGGAACAGCTAATACAGGTGGTGGTGGCGGTGGTGGAGGTGGAAACCCACCAGGTAGATGTGGTGGTACAGGAGGTTCAGGTATTGTAGTTATTGAATATCCAGGACCAGCAAAAGCAACTGGAGGAACTGTTACAACTGCTTGTGGAACTACAAAACACGTATTTACTAGTAATGCAACTTTTGCAGTAACAGGCTAATTTGACTTTATATTAATAATTGATATAAGAAAGATATAGAAAGATGAACCTAACAAATTACTATTGGTATTTTCAATCAGCGGTTCCTTCTAGGATCTGTGATGACATTGTAAAGTATGGTCATCAACTACAAGATCAAATGGCGGTTACTGGTGGTTATGGTGATAGTAAAAAATTAAATCAAAAACAAATTAAAGATTTAAAAACAAAAAGAGATTCTAATATTGTTTGGATGAATGATAGATGGATCTATAAAGAAATACAACCATATATTCATACTGCAAACGCAAATGCAGGTTGGAATTTTGAGTGGAATTTTAGTGAGTCTTGTCAATTTACAAAATATAAAAAAGGTCAATATTATGATTGGCATTGTGATAGTTGGGATAAACCTTATATTAGACAACATCCAAATGACCCATCACATGGTAAGATTAGAAAGTTATCTGTAACAGTAACATTATCAGATCCAAAAGATTATAAAGGTGGTGAGCTAGAATTTGATTTTAGAAATATGGACCCAGATAAAAAACCCAACATTATGAAATGCAAACAAATATTACCTAAAGGATCTTTAGTTGTATTTCCTAGTTTTGTATGGCATAGAGTATGTCCAGTTAAAAGTGGAGAAAGAAACAGTTTAGTAATATGGAACTTAGGATACCCATTTAAATAATATGAAAAAGAAAAAAGCTAAAGCTAGAAAACAAAAAATAAAAAAAGAAGTAGTTAGTTATCCAAAACAATTACAGTTAGAACAATATTTTGCATCTCCTATATGGTGGGCTGATGAACCTAAGTTTGTAAATAGTTTAAACAAAGCATCGGACAAATATATTGAAGCATCTAAGAAAACATTAAAACCAACTATTGATGAACGTAATAAAAAATTTGGTGACAAAGGTGACATGGGTCATGTATTTCATTCAACAACATTAATTGGTGATCCTAACTTTGTAGAATTACAAAATTATATAGGTGCAACAGCACATAACTTATTAGGTGAAATGGGATTTGATTTAACTAATTATCAAGTATTTACTACAGAATTATGGGTACAAGAATTTGCTAAAAAAGGTGGTGGACACCACACTTTACACACACATTGGAACGGTCACATATCTGGTTTTTATTTTTTAAAAGCAGATGAGTCTACATCATTACCAATGTTTGAAGATCCAAGACCAGGTAATGTTATGAATCTTTTACCAGAAAAAGATAAAACAAAAGTAACTTATGCGTCATCACAAATTAATTATAAAGTTAAACCAGGTAGAATGATATTCTTTCCATCATACTTACCTCATCAGTACATTGTAGATATGGGTTATAGTCCATTTAGATTTATACATTGGAACTGCCAAGCAATACCAAAAGGAGTATTAAATGTCGTTTAAAAAAAATAAATATAGTGTTTTAAAAAATGCAATATCAAAAGAGTTAGCAGAGTTTGTTTACAAATATTTTTTAAATAAAAGAAACGTAGCAAGATTTTTATTCGATCAAAAATACATATCACCATTTACAGAATATTTTGGTATATGGAATGATGAGCAAGTTCCTAATACTTATTCACATTATAGTGACATAGTTATGGAAACTTTATTACAGGAAGTAAAACCAGTTATGGAAAAACATACTGGATTAAAATTAAGTCCTACTTATTCTTATGCAAGAATATATAAAGAAGGTGATGTGTTAGCTAGACATAAAGATAGATACTCATGTGAAATATCTACAACATTAAATTTAGGTGGTGATGACTGGCCGATATATTTAGACCCAACAGGCAAAAAAGGTCAGGCAGGAATTAAGATAATTTTAAAACCAGGTGATATGTTAATCTATTCTGGTTGTGATTTAGAGCATTGGCGAGAAGAATTTAAAGGTAAAGATTGTGGTCAAGTATTTTTACACTACAATAAAGCTAACTCTAAAATGGCTAAAGAAAATTATTTAGATAAAAGACCTTTACTAGGCGTACCTGCTTGGTTCAAAGGTGTTAAGTTGACTAAACCAACAAAATAGTCTATACAATAGACTGGCGGGGGGAGACATCCACCACACCCTCTCCCTGCTTTTAATCTATTAATTAACTGCAAAATAGGTATAATGGATTATTATGCTACAAAAGATAGGTGGTTGGAAGCAACTAGGAGATAGTAATCTTACAGGTGCTGGTCGAGGACTACATCATTTCGTAAATAGTCTAGCTAGAAAATACGCAATCATTGGTACAAATAGAATTTTATATGCTTTTTCTGGTGGTGTGTATTATGACATACACCCTATTAAATCTACAACAACGCTTACAAGTGCATTCACCACGACTAATGGATCAGCTGAAGTTACAATAACTTTTTCATCACCACATAATATTTCTGCAAGTGATATAATATTATTAGACAGTTTTTCTACAATTACTAATTCAAACTTTGCAGCTGCAGATTTTAATGATAAAAAGTTTATGGTTACAACTGTGCCTACAAGCACAACACTAACTGTTACTATGCCATCTAACGAATCAGGATCTGGTGCCACAACATCAGGTGGTATTAGGGTACAGCATTATTATCCTGTAGGACCAGCTGTTCAAGCAAAAGGTTTTGGTTGGTCACTAGGATCTTGGGGTGGAACAATTGCTGGTAATCCAACAACTACACTACAAAATGGTATTACAAGTTCTGCAACATCTGGAATTATATTAGTTGATTTTTCACAGTTTCCAACAGCAGGAACAAACTTCTTACAAATAGATAGTGAAGAAATATCTTATACAGGTATCGCATCTACAGGTGAACTTACAGGTGTAACTAGAGG